GGACACATCTCAGCCACAAAAACCCCCTTCTTTGCTATCAACAAATACGTCCTCCCGGCGGGGAGAAATCGTCCTCATAGAACCAAAATATCAAATCACGCAAATTTCCTAATAGGTTCGCCGGAAGAAAAATAAAAACTCTACTGGAGTGCTTCAACCACACATCGAATACTGTATAAATAAACAGCACACGCAATGATGTTAATGATCAACTTGTTAAACGTTTTAAGAGCCATGTGACGACTTCCTATTCCCTCTGTAACCTATTGAATAAAAAAGCCACAACGTGTGTGGCTTGCTTTCAGTTAGGTCAGCAGCAGCATAAGAAGGATGCCGGATCTGCATAAATTTTATCACTTCACACGATGACCGGATTCATCAACCACCTTCTCACCATCTTCTTTAATGAACGATCCTTTCTGTTGTTCAGGCAGTATATCCAGCACCATTTCCGACGGGCGGCAAAGGCGGGTTCCCAGGGGCGTGACTACAATCGGGCGATTAATCAGGATCGGACTCTGTAGCATGAACTCAACCAGCTGGCTGTCAGTGAACCTGTCTTCTGCAAGGCCGAGATCTTCATAAGGTTCTACATTTTTTCGAATAAGATCCCTCACAGTTATGCCCATATCCGAAATGAGCTTCAGTAACTCCTCACGCGACGGCGGTGTTTCAAGGTACAGAATAACGGTAGGTTCAACACCGCTATTCCGGATCATCTCCAGCGTATTACGGGAGGTGCCACAGGCCGGATTATGATAAATGGTAATATTGCTCATATCAGTATCTCACTACAGTGTGAAAGAGAGACGTAACGCCAGCGCTGCAAGCGTCACAAACAGAACCGGCACAGTCATGATGATGCCTGTCCGGAAATAGTACCCCCATGTAACGGTCATGTTTTTCTGTGCAAGTACATGGAGCCAGAGGAGTGTCGCCAGGCTACCAATCGGGGTAATTTTTGGCCCCAAATCGCATCCGATAATGTTGGCGTAAATAATTGCTTCTTTAATAACACCTGATGCCGTACTGCCATCAATTGAAAGCGCGCCAATGAGTACGGTAGGCATATTGTTCATTATGGATGACAGGAATGCTGTGATGAAACCTGTTCCCAATGTAGTAACCCATAAGCCCTGTTCAGCGAGTACATTCAGCACACCGGACAGGTATTCCGTCAGTCCTGCATTCCTCAACCCGTATACCACCAGGTACATTCCTAGTGAGAAAATCACGATTTGCCAGGGCGCTCCACGCAACACTTTTCCGGTATTAATCGCATGTCCTTTTTTTGCCACAGCGAACAAAATTAACGCACCTGCTGCTGCGATTGCGCTGACAGGGATCCCCAAAGGTTCAAGCACGAAAAACCCGGCAAGAAGGAGCAGGAGCACAATCCAGCCTGTTCTGAATGTCGCCAAATCTTTAATGGCGCGGACTGGCTCCTGTAGTTTCGACAGGTCATATACCGGTGGGATGTCCCTACGAAAAAAGAGATGCAGCATGACCAGCGTTGCCACAATGGTGGCAATATCGACCGGGACCATAACCGAGGCATATTCTGCAAATCCCATCTTAAAGAAGTCTGCCGAGACAATATTCACCAGGTTCGAGACTATTAGCGGGAGGCTGGCAGTATCAGCGATAAAGCCAGCAGCCATAACAAATGCCAGCGTTGCCTGCTTGCTGAATCCCAGCGCCAGCAACATGGCGATAACTATGGGTGTCAAGATCAGGGCAGCACCGTCGTTAGCGAACAGGGCAGCTACAGCCGCACCGAGAAGCACAATGTACGTAAAAAGCAGTCGTCCCCTTCCATTGCCCCAACGGGATACATGAAGGGCTGCCCACTCGAAAAAGCCAGATTCATCCAGCAGGAGACTGATGATAATCACAGCAATAAACGTCGCTGTTGCGTTCCACACAATATTCCATACTACCGGGATATCGCTGATGTGGATTACACCACTGACCAGCGCCAGAACTGCACCTATGCTGGCGCTCCATCCAATACTCAACCCTTTCGGCTGCCAGATCACCAGAACCAGCGTAAACAGAAAAATCACACCTGCCACTAACATCGCTTACTCCATCACATATGATTTGCTACATGCATCCCATTTACTTAACACGTGCCTGGTATTGCCGATTTTAACCTGTCGCGGGTTTCATCCCGCAGGCAGTTCCAGGTGTCATCAATAATGGTCGCCGCCCAGGCTGGCATATGAGGAGACAAGCGATAGTGAACCCACTTCCCCTCCCTCCTGTCAGAAACAAGGCCATATTCCCTGAGTATTGCCATATGCCGCGAAATCTTGGGTTGCGACTCACCCATTGCTGCGCAGATGTCACATACACATAACTCTCCCGACTCCCTCAGTAGCATCACAATAGACAGCCTTGTTTCATCGGAAAGCGTTTTGAAAAGCAGAACTGGATGTAGCATTTTTATCTCCGATAGCGTTTAATTACACATATGATAAATCATATATGTAATTATTTAAACAACCTTCAAAGCTGAGGAATGTACTGTGGAGAATTTTCCTGCACTCGACCCCGCGTATTTTGACAGGCACATCGCAGAGCATTTTCAGGCTCAGAACGCACCTCGCATACTGGTTTTATACGGCTCGGTACGCCAGCGCTCCTACAGCCGCTTTGCTGCTGAAGAAGCCGGCCGACTTCTGACGCAGATGGGCGCGGAAGTGAAGATATTTAATCCGTCAGGCCTGCCTCTTCCTGATGATGCTCCTGAGACCCACCCTAAGGTGATGGAACTGCGTGAACTGGTCAGATGGTGCGACGGGATGGTCTGGAGCTCACCAGAACGCCATGGTGCAATGAGTTCGATTATGAAAGCTCAGATTGATTGGATCCCATTAAGTGAAGGCGCTGTCAGGCCATCACAGGGCAAAACGCTTGCTATTATGCAAGTGTGTGGAGGTTCGCAGTCATTTAATGCCGTCAATCAGATGCGGATCCTTGGTCGCTGGATGCGTATGTTCACAATTCCTAACCAGTCATCAGTCCCAAAGGCCTGGCAGGAGTTTGATGAGGATGGGCGCATGAAGCCATCCCCATGGTATGACCGAATTGTTGATGTCACCGAAGAGCTTTTCAAAATCACACTGATTTTAAAAAACCAGACAGAGTATCTTGCCGATCGCTACAGCGAGAGAAAAGAAAACCATAGTGAACTTTCAGCGCGTGTTAACCAGGCAAAAATCTGACCCTTCTAGTGCGCCGGGAGATCCCCGGCGCGTTCAACCTGTGCGTAAACTAGTCCAACCTCAGCGTGTCAGACTGTTTCCGTCACGTCCACCAGCAGCAGGCGCTCCAGCTCGATGATGCGGCTGGTGGCGTATTGCAGGAGAAGGTCCTTCAGGTAGCCTCCTGCTCTGAAACAAATTTCAGGATCTGGCGGATATGGGTGCTACCTAAATCCTCATCGGTTTCCGGTGCTGCAATGCCAACGTTGGACAACGCACGACGGATCAGGGAGAAATCGAGACTTACCTGTAATGGCTGCGGAAGTTTAACGCTGAGCGTGTGCGCCTCCAGTTCGGCGACGCGCCGCTCTGCCTGCTCCAGCGCTTCCAGCACCGCAGATACGGCCGGGCCATAGTTCCAATGCCTGCCAGCAGGCCCGGACATGGCCGCCTGTAGTTCAGCTTTTGCTGCTTCAATGCTCATGCCTGACTTAGTCATGATTGTCCTCCTGCGCTTTATAACGCTCTTTCCCAGTACCTTCACAAGCGCCGCATGGTGGGCTGCCGTTGTGGTCATAGCGCCCGGTGCCCATACAGGCGCTGCACGCTCGCTGTTTCCAGCGGAAGGTAAAGCGCATATAGTGTGCCGTTCGGGCGGCTTTGCGTTCATGAAAGGTCACGCTGCCCCCCATCAACCCGTTTAAACTCGATCACCCACACCCACGGATTAACCTGCCAGCTCTCAGCGCCGTAGATGGACTGCCAGATCTGAGCAAAAGCCGAGCGCGGAAAATCTGGATAACCGAGGCCCTTAGATACCGCGTCAATTGACGGGTGGCTGGGCGGCATACCCTCCACAACTGCGTCCTGGTGGCTGATATCCTGCAACCGCTCGACCCGCACATTGGTGATCTCCAGCAGAATGCGGCTGGCCCAGCGCGGCATGTGGATGCTGGGCGTCCATTTCTGGGATGGCTGCTTGGTGCATGATGACACCGGCACGGTGCGCGCAGACTCCGTAAAGCTGCTGCGCTCGCTAGCTTTGTACATCAGGCGGGCAACGTCAGTGGCGCAGCCCATAACGCGAAACGTCTCCCGCACCCAGATGCGATCACCTGGCTTACCGAACGGGCTATTCCAGTAGTTGCCCGCCGCCAGCTCACCGGCCAATTCGTTGCCTGCTAACTCACAGCCCATGTTCTTATCGATTAGCGGGAACTTAACCGGCCGCCGCGTCTGCGTCTTCCGGCCGTCGAGAATGGCGCGCACCATCTCTGCGTTAAAAATCATGCCGCGCTCTTTCATACAGCCTCCCCGTTACGCAGCTTCCTGGCGATACTCAGCATGTCCTCGCGGATACACAGCCCGTTTTCCTGTGGATCATCGCTGCCGCCGGTGACAACCAGTGGGTGGTAGGTTGCCGCTGCCGTCTCAACGCCCTGCGCTTTTAGCTCGTTTACCGCTGCAGCTGTCGCTGGCTGCTGCAGCACCTCCAGTGCGTCGAACAGAAGCGCGGAGGCCGGGTTCAGCGATTTCTCTAACGGCTTAATGCCGCTGGCACTGTACTGCCAGACCAGCTGGCCGATGATTTCGGCGCGGGCTACGTTGTCCGCCGTAAGCGCATCACGCTGTTTGGCCGTTTCGCGCAGCGCAGCTGTGGTACAATCCAGACGTTCGGCCAGGCGAGACATCATTTTCGCAATGTCGATGATCGGCGTGTCGCTGCCCAGTGCTTTTGCAAATTCATGGCCAACGGCCACCAGCTCTTTGTTATTTAGTGATTCACTCATGCCCGTGCACTCCCAAAAATTTTATGAATTTCGTAGCCCTGCCAGTTCTGGCGGCAAACGTCGGCCACCGACGGCGCAGCTGGTTTAGGCCGCTTGATGTTCGACTCTCCGCCAGGCTGCAGCGTAAATACCGGGTGATGCGGCTCGCCAATGCGGAGAACCACCGACCTGCGGATCAGGTGCAGCAGCAGGTTGTGGGCCTTCTTGCAGTCGCATCCCAGCAAGGCCTGCACCTGACGCGGTGTGACGGTCTGGTTTTCGCGAAGGTAACCAACTATTGCCCAGAGTGATTTACTGGCCATCGGCTGCCTCCTGCTCCACCAGTTGCTGAATGAGGTCTTTATGGCGGCTGAAAACACGTGCTGCATCGCGCAGCCTGGTCAGATGTTCCAGCTTTTTCCTAGTACGGCGAATCTCGCGGGAGATCACACGGACTGTCGGGATCTGCTGCCCTGTGGTGCCTCGTTCGGTGAATGCCGGGATCTCACTGACGAATTGCTCCAGGGGTTTATCAGCGTCCTGTACCGCCGGTGCCTCAGGAGCTGGAACAGGTTCGACAGGCATCACCGGCAGTGACCACGTCACGCCTTTGCCCTGCCCGTTCTTCACAATAATGCCCTGCCGCGCCAGTGAGACCATCACCGACGTCATGCCACGGGCGTTCCGGCCGGCAGATTTGGCGAGCGCAACGGTGGTCATCGCACCATTCTGCTCAAGCAGCTGCTGAATAGCCGCCGGGTCAATCGGCGCTGGCTCCTCGCCCTGCAGTAACGGTTTCGGTTTTGCTGCCGGTGCTGGCCTGACTGCTGGTTGCTGGTCTTTCAACTGACCAAGGAACCAGCCACCATCGGCAAAGTCACAAAGGCCTTGTTCGCGCTGCTCGCGGAGCATTTTCAGAGCCTCCACAGGCTCAATGTCCAGCCGGGATGCCACTTCGCGGTATGAAGCCCGGCCCATTTTTTCCAGTGCCTGGATTACGGTTTCCATGAGTTCTCCTGTTAAACCTGGCCAGAGGCCTTGCGTTTTTTGTACTCGGCCATCAGCATTTCTGCTGGTGTCGGCCCCCGGTCTTGGTTCGGTGCCGCCAGCGCGCGGCGGACCGGCGGGATCGGCTTGCCGTCAGCAACACGCTTTTCCCAGTGCGCCAGCAGGTGCCCGGCTTCGCTGAGCAGCTCTTTCTCGTTCATCTGGCGATCAACGCCCCGGCGGCGCAGCTCCAGGCAAATGTGATACAGCAGTGGTTGTGGCCACGGGTATTGCTCGCTGGTAGGGTATTTGAAAACTAGCTTTCGCCACTTCCAGAATTCGGTCATGAGATCCGCCGGGCTCACCCCGAGCAGACCCTTACCCTCACGGCACCAGGCGACGAACTGCCCCGGCGACGGCCAGAACGGTGAAACGCTGGCGCGCGCTTTCTGCATCCCGGCCACCAGCTGCTCACGGCTCCGGATACCGTTTTCGGCGAATGTGGCGATCCACTGCTGTTTAGCCGTACGCTCATCCGCTTCGCTGCGCAGGTTGGTCTGCGTGGAAGCCGGGAAAACCTGCTTGAGCTGGCTGAACAGGAGATCCACCATGCGCTCAGCATCGCTGTTAATAACCTTGGGCTGTTCGCGCCCGCCGCCCGCTATACGCGCCAGCATTTCGCCGTCGCGGCTCTGTACCGCATGAAACAGTTCGTGGTTCATATGAAATCCTTCCAGGCTTCAGGGCTGTTCCAGTGCTCGTCACTGGCCGGTGCGTCGCTGGTGGGCTTGCGGGTGGCAGCGTCGCGCTGAAGGCTCAGCGTGTCCCACTTGGCGCGGAGTTTTGCAGGCGAAAGGATGTTCGTGTGCCAGAACGCATCTTTGCTGGCCCACTGGAAGAGCTCGCAGATCTCGCGATGGCTACGGCCGTCCAGGTCGCGCATCAGGCGTACATCGTTAGCCCAGGCAGCCAGAACGGGCTTCTTCGGGAAGGGTTTAACTTTTTCGAGCAGAGCGAGGATCCACTCAGCGCATTGCTGGTCTGCTGCCGTACCCCACTTGGTGAAATTGGGGGTGTAAATCACAGCATCAGGATGAGCTGATAAAAACGACTTCAGGCGGTCGTCTGAGGATTCGCCAGAATTCTCTGACGAAGATCTTTTAATATTGTTATTGTTATAGTCTTGGG